ATCAATGAACACTCCAGTTCACTAAACACTACTCCCCTCACAATCAGGCAAGATGCTGCAACAAGAGCTTTATTCATCGACCAAAATGCAAATGCTGGAGCCATGATCATTGACACTGAATCAACAGGAGCGGAAGCTATCGACATTGACAATCCTAAACAAACTACTGGCAATATCATTGACATTGGTAACTGTGATGCACTAACCACAGGCGCAGCATTAAATATAGTATCTAACTCTTCTAACACATCAGCAAGAGCATTAATTGACTTAAAAAATGATAATACTGCTGCAGTTGGAGCATTCTGTCTTAGAGCTGTTCAAGACGCATTAAATGAATGTATCAGTTTAGACATGGGTACGTTAGATAAAGGCTTCATTGACTTTGTTGCCACTGCTGACGCGGACGCAACGAGTGCAATATCTACATTAAACACTTCTGGTGGTACTACTGACCACATTCAAATTTCTTTAAATGGAACTCCTGCTTGGATTGCTGTAAGTACAACTGATCCATCATAGAATGGCTGTTGATATTAATTTCAACGATAAAGAAATAAAAATACTTCTTGAGATTATCAACTCTGTTAACTACAAGGGTTCAGATATTGAACAAATTTACGCAATTAAACAGAAATTCTATAAAAAGAAATCTTCATAGGTGGGCGGTATCGTCAACTTTATCGATAGTTCGCTCATCGCTCACCATACGTAAAGTGTCCGACACTGGCAGCTTGTGATTCTAACGGTGATTATCTCTCTCTCTCTCTCTCCCCCATTAATAACAAGTTTTTATCAAAGTTTATCATAGATACGGTGATAAACTATGAAAAAACAAATAAGACTATGTAAAACAAAAGCAGGTATGGGAGTAAGACAAGCAACGGACAAGATTTTAGAGATGGTTGATGATGGTATCTTAGATAAAGATATGGTTATAATGGCTTGCCTAAAATATATGTCAGAAGATGATGTGGCAGATATGGCACATTGTAATGAATTCTTTTTAAATGAAGAAGATGAAGTTACAGAAGGAAAAATAAAACCAAAATTAAAAATTACAAAGAAAGAGTGGAACAAAACACATAAGGATTATAAAAGTATTATAAATGGTGTTCATTATGTTATGAAATTAACAGATAAGGGAACAGCGTTAGTACCTGTGGGAGTTTACAAGACAATGACAGGAGGTGGTGCAGAATGATACCTGAATGTTGCGACATACCAATGCAGTGTATTGAAAATGGTGTTCCAATGAACTTTGACGAACTACTCTATGAGGACAGTCGTAGCTACTTATTTTACGTGGAAGTAGGCAACTCGGATTTGTACAAGTGTGCAATGTGTGATAGCCATGCAGTAGATGGCTTTAACATCTTAATCAGCAGGCGTGAACGTCTGAGGCTGAAACATGATTGAGTGTTACGCCTACCTGAATGAAGCTTGTGTCAGTTGCTTATGCGATGAATGTCAGGCTGAAATACGTAACAATTAATTTTTTTGGTTCAATTACTAATAATAATAACAAAGCTATTTCTCTTTTTGCTACTTTTTTTGTCCTTTATATAAGAATTCTTTATCTAATATACTTCACTCTAGTTACTAGAAATTAGATTCGCTAGATATTTAAACACTTGTGGTGTGTAATATATGTATTAAGCCACAATAATAATTATAAGTAAAAGTCTTTTACTTTTTTAGCAGCGCAGAAAAAATTAGTGAAGTAAAATAAACAAAACAAATGAAAAAAAGTGAAGCAAGAATACTGGTATATCTGGCTAATGCAGATAAACGGTTTACATACGGTAGAGAGATAAGTATTAAACTAGGTATGGATTATGTATATCTATCAAATATTTTATCTCAATTAAAATTCAAAAACTGGATTCTACCACAACATAGAGGAACTAGAAAGTATTGGTCAATGACCAGTTCTTGCCCACTACATGAAGCAATTGAAAAACTAAAACCAAAACAAAAACACGAGGTAAAAACAAATGAAAGAATGGATAAAACAAGCATTAGAGGACTCACAGAATGAAGAAGTAGGAATTCATCTAATAAAATTAAATGAAACTATTGACTTAGAAGCAGAAGAATGGGTAGAAGGATGGGTAAAACAATGGAACTAGAAATACAACAAATAAAAAGATTAGAAGATGGTGTACACCAAGGAACTATCACAGCAGTAGAATACCGTGAAACACCGTACAAGTACACTGATCTAGTAATTGAAACAACTGATGGCTACAGGATTAAAGCAGGATACCCAACCATAGTTACATTAGAATCTAAACTAGGAAGAGCATTGAGTGAATTCGGTGGTGACCTTACAACTAACAAAACAATCAACCCAGATGATGTGTTCGTTGGCAAGAGATGTCAATTCGTAACAATAACAGAGAAGAAACCAAAGGGAGATTTCCCTAAAGTAGTACCCGGTAGCTTGAGGTGTGTAGGATGAATCCAGAAGATAGAGCACTACTTGAAAGAATAGTAATTGCCATAGAGACAATAGCAATGAACGGAAAAACACCAGAAATGAAACTGAGGTTGAAAAGATAACATTCTAGAGAAGTATCCATCCCTAGAAACACCAAACACTTGTAAACCAGAGAACTACAAGTCAGCTGAGCATCTGGGTAAACTGCTTGGTATATACCTGACCCATTAAACATGACAACAAAGAAGAAAATCCGCTTATCACAATCACTTAGTTACACAAAGTGTAATGAATTAGGGAGTAAAGATAACAAACGTGAGTAAACAAGTTTAGCTGGGAGAACCCTCTTTTTTAGTATCGGGTTCTCCCTAGTAAACTTATTCACTCCAGTGAGCACACAACAGTTCACACACAAAGTACAAGTTAAGTCACCTAAATGTGAGGTGACTTAACTATGAAAGATGAACAGGAATGTTGGGAAGAGTATTGGGATGACATGATGAGTATGTAACTGCGCGTAAGCAGTTGTTTTTTTGCTTGTTTTGAAAGTTTCACACTCAACCCCGAGCAACTGCTCGGATACTTATATAAACTTGATTTCCTTAAGGCAACGAAGTTGCCTCCACATACTAGTTACAAAAGTAACTGGAAATCTAGTTCTGAGTGTGAAACCAACGGCAACTCCGCATCCTTCGGATAAGCTCCGTCAACCCTGCAAGCAGGGTATAAAGTCTGTCCGGACAGTAATTACATCACTTCGTGACCCCATGATAAAGACTGCTCCCTAAAGATTGCCCCCAATGGCCAGAGCGCACTAGTGCAGCTCTTCTTTTGGGGTCAATGGGGCGTGCTGATGCACGCACACTCCGTGTGCCTACGGCCCCTTCGGGGTTAGTATGGTATGGTTTGCGAGTATTGATTGGGTTGTTTGTTTTGTGTGTACCCATCCAGCGACAAATTTAATAAAAAATAACAAAATGAAACTTGACTACACCGCCTACCCTTTAGATCCGATAGAAATCCCAGAGCTACCCTGCCAATCTTGCGTACAAAGGGATGTTATCATCGCTGCTTTACGTAAACGCTTAGAATACTGTTAATTTTTTCCCCTTTTTTTCAGGGAAAAAAAATTAAAGAGAAATGCTATGGTCAAAATCAAAACCAAGAACATCGAACTTGAGTACCGCAATCCCTGGGTAGAGGTAACTGATGTCCCTCCTTTGCTGACCAAGGCTTATGTTTGGATAAAATCCCACCCTAAGAAATTCAAAAACATCATAACGTTCAAACGCTACCGTACGCGTCGCCGCCGGCTTCGCCGCGAAGACCGCTTCCTAGATTTAATTGAATCTTCTCTACTCTGGATTTCTCTTTTCGAATTCTTGGTTATAATCTTCTTAGTGGTGATTTACATATGGACTTAAAACTTGACAAATGGCAACAAGACGTCTTAGATACGACTGGGAACATAGTTCTCCGGTCTGGAAGGCAATGTGGGAAAAGTACGGTAATTGCTCAGAAATCGGGCGACTATGCGCTCGCCAACAAGGGCAAAAATGTATTAGTTATCGCTGCTGTCGAGCGTCAAGCCTTCCTAATCTTTGAAAAGATACTTGGATACATTTATGACACCGACAAAAGCCAAATCAGGAAAGGAAGATTCAGACCCACTAAGAGTAAGATTCAGCTTAAGAACGGCTCAACTATCTATTGTCTACCAACGGGACTCTCAGGGTACGGAATACGCGGTTATACTATTGACCTCTTGATTGCTGATGAAGCTGCTTTCATTCCAGATGAAGTCTGGGCAGCTGTTACTCCCATGCTTGCTGTCACGCGTGGAGACATCATCCTCTTATCCACTCCATTCGGGAAAGGCGGTTACTTCTTCAACGCATTCTCCGACCCCACATTTACCTCTTTTCACGTAAGTTCTGAGGACTGCCCTCGAATACCAAAGGAATTCCTCGAGCAAGAGCAAAAACGTATGACCAAGCTGCAATACGCACAGGAATATAGGGGCGAATTTGTTGATGAACTCCGCCAATTCTTCCCCACGGCCCTCATCGAACAATGCATGAACCTAACGAAAGACGACACCACCCTCATGACCACCCTCACCAAAGACCCCACACTGACCAAAAGATTTCTCGGCGTCGACGTCGCCCGTATGGGCGAGGATGAATCCGTTCTTTTCGGATTAATATTACATAATAATATCCTATATGAACAACTGAAGATAATAACCACAAAAACGCGTCTTACAGATACATACCGCGAAATCCTTGACCAAGATCGTAAACATTACTACAAGAATATATATATTGACGACGGTGGTTTAGGTGTTGGCGTGTTTGACATGCTACTGGAAGAACCTCAGACAAGAAGAAGAGTTGTTGCCATCAACAACGCCGCACGTTCCATTGAACACAACTCCGAACGCCGAAAGCGCGTATTAAAGGAAGATTTATACAACAACCTACTGACTCTGATGGAGAGAGGAAAGATAAAACTTCATTTCAGCAACGAAACATTACTGAGCCTGAAATCCATCCAATGCGAATATACCGATACGCGCATGAAAATCTTTGGGAAATACTCTCACATCACTGAAGCATTAATCCGCGCAGCATGGTGTGTCAAGAGCAAAAGTTTAAATATCTACATACGTTAGACAAAACATGGCACACGAAGGAGTATTTGCAACATCTGATGAAATTTTGGTGAGAGCTGGCGAGAATGTAGATGCCACTGGTGCAACTGAAGTACGTATCAACGACTTGGCATCACAATCTGAATCTATTATTAACTGCATTACACGTTTTAATTGGAGTGACGCCTATGCCGGGCTTAACGCTGACGTTAAACGTATTTTATCAAGCGCGTCGGCTGCATGGTGTGCCGTTCATTTAGTTTCGTTTAATATGAATGGATACACAACGCGAGTTGAAGCTGAAGATATGATCAACGTGCAACGTGATTCTTTCTTAAGAGATGTTGGATTATTAAGGGACAAGAAAGTAAAGGAATTCATGGACGGGGCATAAATGGCTGAAGATCATGACTTTAAATTATTCCCAGAACTCACAAATACCCAAATTGAAACATTGTATTTCAAGTCTCCCCACAAACAAATACTTGAAGATTTTAATGCTACCTGCGTCAAAGTTACAGATGGAGATACTATTACAGTATCTTGGGATCAACGAGATTTTAATTTCCCAGTGCGATTCCTTAACACAAATTCCCCTGAACTCAATGAACCAGGTGGATCAGCTGCGCAAGAATGGTTAGAAGGTTTAATCCTGAATGAAAAAGTTGACATTGTAATCAATCCTAACAAACGAATAGGTAAATTTGGAAGAATTTTAGGAGAAGTTTTCCATCGCGGACTAAGTTTGAATGAAATGGCAATATCTGCTGGATTTGCCACATCATTTGAAAACAGAAGGGAAGGACAAATCCCTTCAATAGAAGAGGCATTAACTGTATAAAATGGCAATTGACTTCGCAGAAAGTGCATTATTTGGAAAACGTAGATCTACTCAACAGTTTGATATTGAACTTAAAGACATTTTGTTAGTGCAGTTTGACTTTGCTGGTGCTGGATTAGAAACCGCTTACACTGTAACCACTGGAAAAACCTTTTTCATAAATGCAATGTTTTTAGTAAATGCAAGTGGTTCTGCTCAAACATGGGATATTAGATTTGATGATAAGAAAGTTTTTGAAAAGGCAATTGCAGCGAGTGATACTGCTCAAGTTGACTACCAATCACCAGTAGCTTTAACAACTGGAAAAACAATCAAGGGAATATCGGGAGATGGTGCAAACCAATTAATGATAATAGGATGGGAAGTATAAAATGCCAGATGTAGACATTGATAGTGCGGACATAGGAAACTTCAAAGATACAATCACTGACTATGAAGTCACCACAGTAGACACAGATGGTGCAACTGACCAAGATGAAACTAGCTATGATAACGAAAACTGGTCTAAATATCTCGGTTACTACAAAACTGTCCCTGAGTTAGCTGCTGCGATTGATGCAAAGGCAACGTGGACAATCGGAAAGGGTTTCAAATCTACACCAATGACAGAAATATTACTTTCATCGATTAAAGGATGGGGTAAAGATACATTTAATACCATCTTAGAGAACGCCGTACGTACATACCACATCGGCGGCGACGCCTTTATGGAGATCATACGTGATGACAAAGGTGATTTAATTAATCTTAAACCTCTTGATCCTGGATCTGTCAGGATCATTGCGAACCGTAAGGGAATCATAAAGAGATACGAACTTACGAGTAAAGTTAAGGGAACTCCACCAACCAAATTCAAGAAAGAAAACATATTACATCTTGCACGTAACCGAGTCGCCGATGAAATACACGGCGAATCTATGATCCGTGCCGTCGAAGAAGTGATAAAAATGCGCCAGGAAGCTCTTGCAGACTACCGTAAATTACTACATCGTAACGTTTTCCCTGTTAAAATCTTTCATTTAGATACTGATAATACTACAGAAATCGCCAAATTCAAAGCTACTGCGGACAAAGCCCACACTCAGGGAGAGAATTTATACATTCCTAAGGGCGCAGTTGAAGTTGAAATTTCGGCAGTCGCGCCGAACGCTACGCTTAACCCTCTTCCATGGATTCAACAACTTAACCAATACTTCTTCCAAGCAACGGGAGTTCCACAGATTATAGTAGGTGGAAGTCAAGAAATCACTGAAGCGTCTGCTAAGATCGCCTACTTGGCGTTCGAGCAGACCATTGAGGAAGAACAATTATTCCTAGAAGAACAAATTCTCACACAATTAAACTTAGAGATAGAACTTGAATTCCCTGCATCTTTACAAAATGAACTTCTGTCAGACCAATCAAAGTCTGAAACAATGCAAGCAAGCACCCCAGAGGATACCAGTGTCCAATCAGAAGGAGGCGAAAATGCCCCACAATTCTAAATCTGGCAGATCTGCTACAAGCAGCAGACTAGGACGAGCATTAAGAGGCGGTGCTAGAAAACTTCGAGAAAGATTCTTACCATCTGGCAGATTACCTGCCCCACCTCCTCAATTCCAAGGTCCCGTACCTCAAACACCAAGATTTACCCCACAACCTAATTTCCAACCTGCAACAGGCGGCGCACCTACATTTGAGCCACCGCCAGGAATACCTGGCGTGAATCTTACTCCTGCACTTCCTCAAGGAATACCTGGAGTTAATTTTACCCCAGCAAATAGAAATGCACCTTCACAATCACCCTCACCCTCAGCACCCCCACCACAAGGTGGAACAACTGTCACTTCTCCATTTGCTAATATTGGTAGTGGAGTTTTTCCCGGATTTGAAAGTGCTGCTAGATTTGACGAAAGAGGAAATGTTCAAGATCCACTTTCAGTTGCAGATATTGGATTATTAGGTGCAAAGTTCGGACCAGCGGCTGGTCCAGGAGTTGCATCAGGTGGTTTAATAGGAACAGCTGCACAACAAGCTGCACAAAGAGCACAACGAGCAGCAGGAATAAACATTGGAAGAAATTTAGAACGTGAAGCTGCAAGAGCAGCTGCAACTGAACGCATACCTCAATCTTTAGATGACTTAATATCATCCTTCCCAGCAAGTAGAGAACTGGCAAAAGCCGAACAAGGGAACATATTTAGTCAAATCCCATTCAAACCAGTGATGCACACTAAGAACCAAAAAAGATTCCTTGATGCAATACGGGATCGAATAGGGTTAAACCAAGTTAAAACAATAACAACAACCAGCCCTGAAACAGGTAGAGTTACTGTTAAAATTATTGAAGAACAAAGAAGATTGAACGCTGAAAGTATATCTAAATTCATATTCGTAACTGCAACATCTTTCGGATTTGCCAAATTCCTACAACAAGAAGCTATCCAACAGATAGGTTTAGCTCACAAAACTGCAAAAGATGATAATGATATTGAAGGGATGCAAGCCGCAGATGAAGTGAATGAACAATTATTAAAAAATTCAGGATGGAAACACGCAGTTGATATAGTTCCGGGAGTAGGTATTGCAAGAGCAGTTCTGCAAGATTTCATCCCAGCAGCAATAGTTAAACATGAAAATGATAAGAAAGCTACTGCAAAAGCAGAAAAAGAATTTCAATTTCAACAAGCAGAAGGTTTATTCACACCAATAGAACAATCATTCACTGATCAACGAATTGACACAGAACTAGCAGTTCAAGATGTAAAACGTGATTTCACAGCTGAAGAAAACGCTTTATTTGACCAGCGAAGAAAAGAACAACGTGAACAAGATCTCCTAGATGAAGGAGATCGTGAAGCACGAAAAGCAAGGTATGAAGAAGAAGCTCAAGATAGATTTAATGAACGAGCCTTAGAAGCTGCACTTGAACGTGATCGTTTAACTGGAGAACAATTCACAGCAAGACAGTCAGAACGTGACCAATTTAATGCAGCAGTAGAGAGAGGATTCAAGGGAACATTTGAAGATTTCAAGAAATCAACACTTAAGTTCGGGTTACTCCGATGATTGAAACTGAATTAATGAACATAATAAGCACAGTAGGATTTCCCATAGCTGTAACATTTTACTTATTATTCAGGTTTGAAGGTAAATTATCCGCAAATACTAAAGTTATGACTGATTTACTAATCTATCTTAAAACTAAAAGGTGATATCAATGACAGAAGAACAAATTAAAAAAGAAGAAGAAGAAGGTGATTCCCATGAAAAAAGTCCGATTGAGAAAGCTGAAGCTGCGGCTGCTAAGATGGAAGAACAAAATAAAATCATGGCTGAGAACATTCAGAAATTACAGGAATTAAAAGCCAACCAAATCCTTTCAGGATCTGCTGATGCTGGTCAAACTCCAGCTAAGAAAGTTCCAATGACTGAGATTCAATACGCTGAAGCTCTGCAAAGAGGCGAAGTTGATCCATTCAAAGCTGATGGAATTGAGGGTTACTAAAAATGGCATTTAAAACAGCAGCAACATTTGAGTTCACTCGTGAAGATTGGGAAAGTTACCGAGAAACTATCATGCAATCCATAAAAGCTGAACGTATGGCTCTTATGAGCAACGGAAAAGTCCTTTCATGGGTTGATGAAGAGCTTGCAAAACTCCCAGAGGAAAAAGAAAAAGTTTAAATACTTTATAACCTACATTGAAATATGGCAAACGAAGCAGTTTTAGTTCAAGATTTAGAATATCGACACCTAGAAGTCACTATGGCTGATGGTGCAGCTGGTACTGACATTGAGAAAGGCACACTTCTTAAATTATCAGACCCAACCACTGGTGCGGCAAGTTCCGCAGACGGTGACCTTTTTTTAGGTATCTTACTTACGGAAAACGTAGGTGCAGATGGTCAAACACGTTACGCAGTTTCGCGTCACGGAGTATGGGACATCAAAGATTCCGGTGCAGGTGTGACAGTAGGTGACATGGTAAAGATTTCCGGTGCAAATTTAATCGCAACTGCGGACGATGACCAAATTGAGAAACATTCTGAAGTTGTTGGTATGGCTTTACAAACTGGTGCTGCCGATGAAGTAATTGAAGTATTAGTAGGTGGTTTCTAATGGCAGACCAAGTTGGAATGCAGGATGTACGCGGTGAAAACATTTCACGCGCAGTAAAGGGTTTCGCATTAAAGAAATTCAAATTAAGACAAGTACTTACAATCAATTCTAGTAACAAATGGACAGAGACGTACTACCGTGAAACTGCGGCAGAACTTTCTCCAGCGGGAGAAACATGGAACATTAAGGGAGTAGCTCGTGGGGCTGCATTCCCACACGTTGATCCATCCTGGACAAAAGTTCAGGGAGTCCAACTTAAATTCGCAGCAGAAACTACAGTACATATTGAAGATAAACTGCTTGACGCTATTGACGTACAACGTAGAAGTATCTTAAGAGTAGCTCGTGCTGTTGCTAACTCAACAGATGCCTACATTTATAGCACCCTCTCTGGCGCAACAGGAATAGGTACTGCTGCTGCGGCTGATAACTGGGACAGTGCAACGATCGCTAACCGCGACCCTATTGGAGACATCTTAGCTGGAATCCAGAACTTAGATGAATCTAACTATGACGCATTAGAGAATGGTTTCTTACTTGTCTCTCCAAAAGATTACAAGAACCTCATTAGAAACCAACAAGTTGTCAAAAACCCATCATTCAAAACTGCTGATGTTGTATCTAATGGTCGAGTAGGTCAGATAGTAGGACTAACAATCATTAAAACTACAAGTGTCACTGCTGATGAAGCCATGATAATTGTAGGACAACAAGCTGCAACGTGGAAGGGTGCAGTACAAATGCGAAGTAAAGTCACTGAACAGTTTGGAGTAAAAGATGTTCTTCAAACGTACGAGATTGGACACTTACAGGTCACTGACCCAGCTGCAATCTACGTAATAACAAATACACAGGTGTAAGAAAATGAGTTTATCTGGAAAATTACTAAGAGGACTGAAATGGCACAGATTCCGTAACATTGAAGGAGTCTACCATGAAGATATTGCAAACCATCCTCACAAAATGAATGAAGTTAACCATTACTTAGCTTTTGTTCAAGAGAGAGATGCAAAGAAAGTTCACCAAATTCTTGAAAAAGTTGTATTACATGACTTGAATGGTCGTGAATTACTAAGAGCTGAAGTAGCTAAAAGGTTAGAAAGTGAATCATTATTACTTCCTAAAGCTAAACCAAAAGCTAAGCCAAAAGACGAACCCAAAGAATAGAACATGACAGGAGAACAAGTTTTCGACGCACTCGCAACCCAAGAACTCACAGTAGCTAGTAACACTTCTACAACATCAACCAGAAAATTATTAGAAGTAATCAATGAACACTCCAGTTCACTAAACACTACTCCCCTCACAATCAGGCAAGATGCTGCAACAAGAGCTTTATTCATTGACCAAAATGCAAATGCTGGAGCCATGATCATTGACACTGAATCA